AGCTGTCACGATCTTAAACGTGAAAAAGCCGTTATTCGCATACTTCAAGATACCAAATGCAAATAATGTCGATGATTCATCTCCGTTGGGAGTATCTGTGTATTCCAGAGCAATCGATGATATCAAAGAAGCTGATTATCAATGGACGAGAATCTTATGGGAATATGAGGGATCTGAACTGGCAATCGATGCAGACATTGGGCTATTTAAACGTAAAGAAAACGGAGAATTTGATCTTCCAAAAGGAAAAGAAAGACTCTTTCGGATGATG